TCTCCCAAAAACTGGACGTACTGCGATACTTAACCCAAGACAATACTATGCCTTGGTATCACAGGTTTCTTCTAACATCCTAAACAGAGACTATGGTAACTCACAAGGTAACCTTAACTCTGGTGAAGGTCTAGTTGAAATTGCTGGTATTCAGATCAAGCGTTCAAACAACCTACCATTCTTAGCTGGTACAGTTAATGGTCAGTCTGGTGAAAACAACGATTACTCTGGTGACTTCTCAACTCATTGCGGT